CTTGGTATGGTGTAACTTAGTCATTATATTTACTAATGACTTACTCTTAAAAAGATGAGCCTCATCACCTATGATTACATTATACTCTTCAAAGAATGATTTCTCTAATTTATATACTGACTGCCAAGTAGTTATAGTTACTTCATTAGTATTGGTTATCTCTCTACCAGCATATATTCTATGACAATGATTTTTAACATCCCACCCATAGTCTTTAAAATCTTTATACATCTGTTCTACCAATGAAGTAGTAGGAACCACCAAAAGAATCTTCTGTCCTTTATCTACATAGTACCTTACTAATGAATAGATCATTAAGGATTTACCTGATGCAGTAGGACTGACTAGCAATCTTCTATTGTGTTTTAAACAATCACAGATGCCCTCAATTTGATATTCTCTTGGTTTGAATTTTGTAATTGATTTAATATAGTCTTTTACACCCTCCCTAGATATAGATGAATTGATTTCAAATGGAGGACCATAGTATTCATTATCTAAAAACTTATAACTATATCCTTGCCTATCACAAAAAGATACTATCTTATCTAACAATCCTACATATATTTTCTTAGATCTTAAATCAAATAAATGTATTTCTCCATTCCAATTTTTATTACGATATTGAGGCATGAACTTAGCACCCTCTACCTCAAAAGTAAAATGATCCCTTAACTCATATTCAATATGAGGTTCTGCTTTTACCTGTAAAAATACTTCATTAGATTTTTGTATTATAACGTTTGTCACTTTTACCCATCATGCTATTGGTATTTATCAACCTAATCCAGCATTGAATCTCATAAACTCTATAGCATTCTTTATTTGATATGTCCTATTCTGAATTACTTTTAAAATGCTTTCAATGTAAACAAGCATGGTATCATAATAATCAATCTTCAAATTTGAATTGGAAAGTTTCTCATCAGCATCCATATACTTCTGCATTGTATCCTTATCCCTTATCTTCTTTGGAAAAGGATTTTCTATATACACCTCAGGATCTGCCTTACCAGAAAAATATTCATAACGTTCATGGCGAATATTTTTACGCTGCTGTTCTGCTTTCTTTCTTAAAAGAAATATAGTATTATACAATTCAAAATACTTTGCATGTAGAGAGGGAATATTTAATGACTCTTCATGTAGATTATCTCTGTCTATCTTTGAATCTTTCTCCCACATCTCTTGAATAGATTCAAGATCAATACTCATAAAATGTTATCGTTTAGATCAGTAATGTTGTATATAGTATACTTGAATGTGACATCTGCTGTCAAGTAATCTATGTCACTATCAGTAGCATCAAAGTTTAGATCAGATATTGATATAGGAAACATATCTAAGAACTTAACTTTAAAATTTGGAACATTGGAACTAGTAAGAACATTCAATGTTCCATCAGAAGTATAATTCAATTCTGATGTAGGTGCATTAGGATTAGATCTTTGCCAATCATATATCTCTTTTAGACTATCTGGAAATCCAAGTCCTCTTAACCAATGTTGTATCTCTAGGTAGTTTTCTAAATCTTCATCAACTAAAAATCTTAAGCTTAAATCTTGAAACTGTATCTTATCACCAGGTACAGGAATATCTGTTAGATAGTTTGTTTGTTGTGCAGTGCCTAGAGTTAAACCAGGAATATTTGCTTGGTTGGAAAAGAATACTACTTTAGGAGCACGATTCAATACAAACTTAAACCCAGTAGGACTTAAGAAATTTTTATTTTGTACTTGATTTCTAAACCCTGTTGCAGTCATTATCTTTTTTAATTATTTAGATGAGACAAGACCCTTATGGATCTTGTTTTACATCTTCTATTCTTTGAACAGCAATACCAAGTTCTTCACTAGGACCAAAATACCCTTTCTTAGTTCTATATCTTCTCCCTTCACAAATCAATCTAGCAGGAGCTTGTGGTCTATATTCATTTGACAATTGACCTTTTGTCATACTAGAAAGAGGAAGGAAGAACCATTGACCAACTTCTGTTAAATTATCAAAATCAGTTTGTTTATACCCTCTACCTGTTGTCACTGGTTTGAAATTGCTATCTAGTTGATCAGCATTGAAGATTTCACGAGGTTTACTAGTCATCATAAAAATTTAGTTCATATTCAATATACTATTCAACTCAAAGAATGTCAATCACTCTAGGACACTTTGTAAAGTGGCACAAAAAAAGACCCCCTGCAAGAGGAGGTCTTTGAGAAATATAAGCATCTAGCTTACATGATGTTCTTAACTGCAACTCTTCTGTAGTATCTGTTGCTGTTAACTTGTAGTCTGCCAAGACCTTGAGTAAGTCCTTCAGCAAATGGGTTTGAAACAAGACCATATCTTGTCTTAAATCCAATTTTTGGCTGGAAGGTTGACTCACCCACTGCACGAACCATCTGTAGTGGAACGTATGGGCAATAGAACAGACCTGCATCATAAGGTGAACCACCCTTATATCCAACAACATAGTACTGGTTGCTGCCTTGAGCAAGACCACTGTTGTTAGCTGCTAAGTTAGCAGAATATGGGTCAATGTATACTCTGTACTTACCTTGGATAGTACCAGCAAATGTGTTACCAGTATCATCAACATTAAGGTTAGCATTAAGAGCAGGTGTATAATCAAGTACACCAGCCATTGTTAGTGCAGATGCAACGTCTGCAGAGCACATGATAATGTTGCCCTTTCCACGACGTGTTCTCTGTGCGATTCTATTAGCATCTCTTTCAATCTGGAAGAGAAGACCTTTGAATTTCTCAACTGACCATCTACCATTGGAGTCAATGTCTAGGTCAAAGACACCATTGCTTGCTACGTTTTCTACAGCACCTTGCTCTGCAATCTTATAGATTGTTCTAATAACTTCTCTGTTGATCTCAGCAAGGATCTCAGTAGAGAGGATATTAGCAAGTTCTGCTTCTGCATTCAAGCCATGGATTGCCTTAAGGTCTTGAGCTAGTTCTAAACTGTACTCTGCCTTGAGTGCTCTGGACTTAGCAGTCACAGTAACCTTCTCAATGGCGAATGCCATCTGGTTAAAGTGATTACCAGCAGCATCTCCAAGAGCTTCAGAGTCACCAGTGACCATTCCCTGACCTACATCGTAGCCAGTAGAAGCAGCAGATCCTACAGGGTTAAGTGCAGCAGGGTTAGTACCAGACTGTTCAGTTGTACCTAAACCAGCTGTAACATCAGAGAATCCAGATGTTAGGTCATTACCTGAAGACTGACCTGAGAATGCAGTATCAACTTCATCAAAGAAGGTCTCACTGCCACCCATTCTGTCATACTTGGAGCGCATTGCAAAGATTAGTCCAGTAGGACCACTCATTGGTTGCACACCAGCTAGGTCATAAGCAACCAAGTTAGGCATTGAACGTCTAATTAAAGAAATTAGAACAGGGTCAAAACCAGCTTGATGACCAGCAGCGTTTGCACTACCACTAAAACCACCTGAATTACCAGCTGTGTTTGCGTGGTTTGTTGGAACTGCTTCGTTTATAGTTCCAGCTTGAGAGAATGATTGCTCATCTCTTAAAAACTTTTCTTGGTTTTCTAACAGGACAGCGGTGACTGCTCTACGATGAGGATCTTTGATCTCATCAACACCCTCTGCATTAAGCAAGGGAGCCCACTTTTCCTGCAGATGTTCAGCATTGAACATTTGCGTTTACCTCTTGTTGTGTTTGATTAAAATACTAAAATCATTTCTTAGCAACTGCTTGCAATGTCTTAAGATATGCAGCCATTGACCCAGAGACATCTCCCTGTGTATGATCTACAGTCTCAGAAATTGTTTCTCCTGTTGCTTTTGGAGAACTGCTTTGGAAATAAGATTCCCTTAATGTCTCCAACTTTTCACGATATTGACCTTCACTTTCAAACTCAACACTTTCTGCAAGTGAGGCGAGCTTTTCTTTCTGTGTGGCAGCAAGGCCATCAGAAACTGAGTCAAGAATTCCATCAGCAACAGACTCAGCAAGTCTGCCATTTAATGAAACATTCTTCTCTATTTGCTCGTTGAGCTTGGTCTCCATGTCATCTAGTTTTTCTACCATGCTTTCTAGCACATCATATTTATCTTCAGGAATTTGTACATAATGTTCTTCAAAAAGACCCTTCATTCCAGAAAGGAATGATTCAGTCAATTCATTTTTGAGTCCATGCTCAATAGCAAGTTCATTTTCAACGAACCACTCTTCAGCAACATACTCAAGATATTGGTCAACTCTTTCTGCAAGTGCAGTCTTAGTTGCCTCTACCTCTTCTGCAAACTGCTTTTCATATGCAGATTGCAAATCTTCTTTAAGTTCAGATACTTTAGAATTTAAAGCAGCCTCAAAAACTGTCTTTGCTTTCTCTCTGAACTCTTCAGATAACTCCTCTCCACCAAGGAGAGCATTGACATCAGCTTCAATGTCAATTTCTACAGTGTCCTCTTCTACTGTTTCTGGTTGTTCTGTCACTATCTCTTGCTCCTCTGTTTCTACTTCTTCTGGAACATTTGATAGTTTTGAACCAGGTTGTACATCACCAGATTGAACACCTGATTTTGCACCACTATTAACCACATCCTTTACTGTTTTAATCTTAGGCTCTTTGATCTTCGCAGAGTCATCATCTGGTTTATAATTTTCTGGTGTAGGACCACCCAGATCCTCATAACCTACTGATGTTCCACCAGTAGTTAGTTTTGGCATAGGATCTCCAGCTTTTGCATTAGCATTAACTGCAGTCTTGGATTGGTTAGTGCCTACTTCCATTTCTTGTAAATCTCCACGAGACATTTGTAAACCCTCTGATTACCGAGTACTTAAACTATATTTATTTAGATAAATTATAAGTTTGATAAGAAATCATTAAATAGATTCAACTTATGTTCATCTAATTTTTTCTGATCAACTAATGTGTTGATTGTTTTGTATGTTTTTTCAGCATACTTCTCACGAAGAATACCTCCATCCCATACCCAGTCTTTTCCTTCCATGATACCAGATACAAATGCATCTGGTGCTGAAGGATCAGCCACTATATCTGCTGCAGTTGCTAACATAAAGTCTTCACCTACAACATTAATTCCTTCACGAGTTTGCTTCAGTGAACCAATACCCCTAGAAGAAACACCTAACTTTACACCTTCTCCTATCAATGAAGATGCAATTTTACCCATTGGGGTAGAAAGGATTTTTGCTTTACCTACAAAATTAGAACCACTTTCTTTAAGTGAAGTAATTTTGTGAGATACTCTATCAAGATTAACAGTTGGACCCTCTGGATGTCCCAGTTCTCCAAGTGCTCTACCTGATGCCACATGATTCTCATTATAACGAGAAACTTCTCTACGAAGAGTCTCCATAGGATACATACGACCATTTCTGTTCTTTATGTTTCCTTGAAGGAATACTCCTTCTATGTACAGTTGTTTTTTACCGCCTCTGTTTTCAACAATAAATTCAACTGTTTCTATCTCTTCTCTGATTAGTTTCATTATGCTTGTCCTGTGATTTGAACTTGTTGAATGTATACTTTACCAGAACCACTATCAGTTCTAGCAGCTACTTTAAGAGATGCTCTCAAAGTTGCATCTGGATCATTAAAAGTACCACTAACTCCAGAACTGTTATGCTCAACTATGATTCTTTGACCAAAGAAGTTTTCTCCTAGTCCTCTGTCTGGAGCACCAGATCTATTAAATACAGTTTTTACTCTCTTATGAGTAAAATCAAAATCAGTTTGAGATGAACAACTTAAACTAACAAAGTCACCTACTCCAAATGGAGATGATGTTCCTTCTGGAAAATCTAATATGGTGGTTGATCCTTTAGTATAACTAACCACCCTAGCAGATGTATTAGTAAATCCTAATACAGCAGCACTATCTTTTAAAATTATAAAGTCAGTTACAGCTGCAGTAGGTCCAGTTCCAATAGCAACATGTGTATTTTGTCCAGTAGCAACCACTCTAATTGCAGTAGATTTACCAGATATTGGTGCTGACTGCGCAGATGTTGCACTAGTAGTTATTGAAGTTCCTGCTCCAACTGTCCTAAGCGTCATTCTCTTTATACAGAATCATTTTATTTATTTATAATTATTCTTCATCCTCTGGTTCAGACTCTACTTCTGCTTCTCCATTCTGATCATCTCCAGAAATTCTATCAGAGTAATCTTGTATATCCTGTTGTAGTTCAGCTTCTTCCTCTGTCTCTGGTTCATTATCACCAAAGAGTGAGTTTGCTACACTATCTTTATGAGCACCTATTTTTTCAGCAGACTTAGCATATAGCATATCTTTTATAGCATCACTGATACCTGAAGGACTTTCATCCTGAGTAATCATATCCATTAATTCATCCATTGTTTTAAAATCCTTACAGTTTATTTATTAGATTTCTCCACCTTTAGGTAGTTCTGGAGCTTCTGTTGCAGCTCCTTGAGATTCTAAATCTGGTTCTGTTACTGGTTTGCCCAGATCACCACCAGAACCTCCTTCCATGTTGGGGTCCATCATCATTGCTGGATCAGGAACTACCCCATCAGCAATCTCCTTCTTCATCAACTTATCTTGTTCAATAATTTCCTCATCAGTTTGACGAAGAATCTTACGTCTTAGATAATCTTGTGAGAAGTATCTACCAACATATGGTTCAGCAGATGCTACCATAGTTAGTCTTTCTGCCATTAATTCAGACTCTTTGAGTTCTGCAAAATGGTTGTCATAGAGGAAGTCATATTGAATATGCTCACTCATTACTGCCCAGTCTTCTGGGGTAATGACATTTTTAAGTAATAGTTGCGTCTTAAGAATATCATTGAATAGATTAGAAAATCTTTTTCTTAGTCTACCCACAAACTTAGAGAACTTAACTTCATCTCTAAGTATTTCAGATGATCTTCCTAAGTTAAAACCACTTTCTCCACCTATTCTGCTAGGAGGAACATTCAATGACTTATATAATTTCTCCTGAAAATACTTGATATCTGTAATTTCTCCTAAGTTTTGTCCACCTGGTAGTGTAGTAATCTCAGTTCCTCTACCACCCTCTCTTCTAGGAAGCCAAAAATCTTCCAACATAGACATATATTTCTTGTCATCTCTAATCTCACCAGTGTCAGCATTATAGACCATCTTATTACGATACCTCATCATCACATCTCTGAGGTATTGTTCTGCCTTAATTTTTGGAAGATTGCCTACATCAATGTAGAAAATTCTTCTTTCTGGTGCTCTTGATAATCTGTATATAACAAGACTATCCTCAATCATTCTAAGTTGATTGACTGCTTTGATTGCTTTGTGTAAGTATGATAAGTTTGATCCTTTGTTTCTATCTACTAATCCACTTGTGCAATATGCAATAGAATCTCTAGTAAATTTAATTCCTTTGTTTCCACCAGTCATAGCTGATGGCAATTGAGAAGGATAAGTTGACTTAGGACTGTATACAAAATACTCTTCAATCTCAGGAAATTCATATTCCATAGGATTGTCATTATTGATATTTGCTAGTCTTGCATCCTTATCTTGCTTCTTTTGTTGTCTTACATAACGCATTTTCATTGCGTCAATGTATCTTAATTCTACTATTCCCTCTTCTGGTTTTTTAAAATCAATTACTTTATGATAATATAATCTACCATCTATGTACCAATTTCTATAAATTTCATGTGCCTTTTTATCAAAATCTAGTAGATCTTTGACTGCCTTAAACTCTTCTCTAAGTCTTTTCTTTATTCCATCACTAGCATTTAAGTTTGATAATTCAATTTCTACTGGAGAATCATTAGTGTCTGATACTATAGCTTCATTTACTATATCTTCTATTGCACTATCACACTCAGGGTGTAGTGCCATTTCTCTATATCTTTTTATTAGATCAAATTCAGTCCTGTATACACCCTCTATATCTACATACGATCCAAAAAAACCACTAGTCAAGTAGTGGTCAGATCCATCTGCATTATTTTCAGGAACTGGAGATACCACACCAGGTGATATCTTCTCAGTATCCTCTATAGAAAATCCAAATAACCTTGCCATTATTAAAAGTTAACCTTATATGTTTATTTATTATGCTCCAGAACCTGCTGCCTCAGGGAACCAGTATTGTACTTGGAAGTCAACTGTAAATTCTTCTATGGCATCAGAACTATCATATGATAGATCAATAGAAGAAACTGTGCTTGGGAAAATATCCACAAACTTATATTGAGCAAGAATATTACTATCAGTAGCAGGACTATTAGAACCTTGCTGACTAGTTACATTTCTGCCTAGTTGATATACAGTTGCTTGTCCCATATATGATGAAGGATCAGTTAAACCTGATGAATCTCCATACTGTGCTATGTTTTGAGCCCATGCTTGGAATGCTCTGTAGTGACCAAAATCTTGATCATTGATTACTGTAACAGTCCAAGGGTCAAATGTTCTATCACCAGCAACTTTCATTACACGTCCCCTAAAAGGAACTTCTAATACACCTACATTTGATGCAGGTAATTGAGCTGCTTTACATAAAAATCTAAATCTATCTCCATCAAATTGACCATCACCATCACCTTGTATTCCAAGGTTTACTGTGTCAGGAAAATTGACTTGCACCTCAAACAGATTGGGGCGAGTACCACCTCCAATCAGTTTGGATTTAAATTGAGAAATAGTTCTCTGTGGGATTGTTGCCATTTTTTAGAATCTCCTTTGGTTATTTAGATATGATAAGTTAAACTCGACCTGCTACTTCTTCAAAGCTAACACCAGTTCTGGTGGCAACAAATGTAAGAGTAACATAGTTGATTGATCTAGCAGGCTTCAAGAAGATGTCTGCTCTAAATTCATTATTATCAATCACATCAGGAGTGTTGTTTGTCTCATCACAAATAACTAGGAAACCATTTAGTCCCCTCTTTGCCTCAACATCCCTTAGGAATGGTTCAACAATATTAACAAAATTTGCTCTTGTAACCTGATCATTAAGTTCAAATAGTTGTGCTTCTGCTGCTTTCTGTAGTGACTGTTCAATTGTTAGGAATAACCTTCTAACATTGATTCTATCAAATGCAGATGCAAATGCCAAACCAGTTTTATCTCCAAAGAGTAGAATACCAGTTCCAGGTTGATTAACTATAGAGTTAATTCTAAGAGGATAAAGTTGATCTCTTTGTGCTTTATTTGGATTGTATGCAAGTTTAATTGCATTATTCAAGATTCCTCTTTGCTGTCCAGCAGGTGAGAACCAAGGGAATGAATTAACACTTGTTCTTACCATCAATCCAGCAACATCACCATTGGTTGGGATGAATCTGAATGTGTTGTTGAACCTATCAAACATGTACTTATATCCAGTATCAAATACTGCGTATGATGATGAGGATAAAGGACTATAGAATTTAATTATGTTGTCTGTTTGAGTGTCTGTATTTGTGATATTGACAACTCCAGTTCTGTGAGGTGAAATGACTGCCATGCAATCTTTTCTCTCACCAGCTATAGAAATTAGTTTATTTGCCTTTGCTTGAGAGTCATTTATGCCACCTAATCCAGGTCCCATGATTAAGTAATCAACTGCTATCTCATCCTTATTAGAGAATAAGTTATAAGATGTGATTAGATTGCCAAGAGTTGCTTGGAATCCACCAGTAGCAGAGTAATCTGCACCAGCAGTAAGTGTGTATGTATTATTTCCAACTACATTGAAAGTAATACCTTGTGCATTTCTATTCCATCCACCAGATGCAGTAGTTATAGGAGTATAACCAGAACTGAAACCTGATGCAGCAACAAAACCATCTGAACCATCTGATGGATCATCTCCTGCATAGATGTATTGTGAATAGAGTGCTAACCAATCTTTATAGAATATCTTCTGAGGTGCATTTTCTGAAGAAACTGCATCAGTTGCTTTAGATAAGTTTAAATTTTTCTCAAGAATATTACCTTGTATTCCTGTTACATCACCTAGATCATCTACAACTACTACATGCATTCCATCATTCTTGGAAGATCTATCATTTGCCCATACAGTTGTATCTGGTCTAGGAGAAATTGCCTTCCAGAATACTGTTGAGTTTGTTAATCCAAGAGTTTGCTCATCATACCAATCTTTAACAAAGTTACCACCTACAGTGGCAAATGTAGCAATACCTGTAGCAGAAGAGTTAATAATACTAATATTATTTCCTGCTATGATAGACCTTGCTTGATCTCCTTGAGCATAAGTTATATCAGTTGAGACTCCAGCAGTAGTAACCCTATTGGTTATCTTAACATCAATAGTTGTTGCTCCAAGTCCAGTAATAATACCTTTGATGTGTCCTGTAAACTCAGAAGTTCCTCCTACTCCTGCTATGATTTCATTAGTAAGTGAAACACTAACACCCATACCAACTGATACACCAGTTGTTGTTCCTATACCAATTCTTTGATCTGCTTGGTTGTCAATGGTACAAACCTTAAGGTTGTTTGCCCATGTACCAGGTGTTTTAGCAGCATATCCAAATGTTTGACCTACACCAGCATAGTTTGCTATGTAATCATCATAGTTCTTGATTTTAAGATCAGTAACATTAACTTGATGAGATCTGTTGCCATTAGCATTTACTAGATCATCATCATCAGTTCTTGCTACTTTGAGAACTCCTCCATAAGAAAGGAAGGATGAAGCACTCATCCAATACTCATATTGAGCATCAGTTCCTAGTGGTTTTCCAAAAGTTTTAATTAACTCAGTTTCATTTGTAATGTCAATAGCTTCATCTATAGGTCCAATTTCAAATGGACCAGCAATGGCGCCAATGTTATCTAATACATTTTCTGCTCTCCCTACAGTCAGATCCACCTCCCTTACTAATACTCCAGGAGATAATTGTGGAGTCGCCATGTCGTCTAGCCTCGTCTCAGTTTATCTAAAAATATTTATTGTTTTCTATGTTTTCATTGGGGAAACAATACATGAACACTACCAATCTGGATAGTTCCAATCTGTATGAGGATCTGATTTTTTTCTAGAATCAACAATTCTTCTTATGGTGCATACTTTGCATTCATATGAATAAGCAGATGCCAATGTCCCTCTATCTTTACGTGTCAAGTAAAATCCATCTATTAAATTTTTTGTTTCTTTGCATACTCTACACCTTCTATCAGAAAGTAATAAGTGTCCTAGTCTTATTTGACTATCTAATTCCACTACTTATAATCCCACATATAAGAACGATCACCATATTCATCAACATTCCAAGAACCAGGTGTTCCTGCTAATCTATCTAATTCTAAACTACCATTATCTATTTTCCATGTATCTCCATCAGAATCAACAAATGTTTCATCATCTAATCCATCCATAATAAAACCAAATGGAGACATGTCTTGTTCTATCTGATTCTTCTGCTCTTCATACAATCTCTTTCTTACATCTTGATCAGTAAGTTCTTTGAAATAATCCTGTGCTACTAACCATGCATATATGACAAGACACATAGCAAGGTCATCATTACATCCTTCCTCTGCCTCAAATGAATTATGTTTTTGAATGAAGGTAGTCAGTTCACTCAATATCTCATAGTCTTTAAAAGTAACTTTATCTTCTTCTATTAAAGTTTTTAAGTTAAGAGAACCAACCTTTTTAACAGTCTTAGACATCTTAACTCCTAGTTGAGTCTTCTTGCCAGAAAATCCTTGACCTACAATTTGACCTGCTCTACCACGCATAGAACACATCAATAAATTTTCATACTCTAAATCAAAGTTAAGAATAGAAGCAACTTGATCTCCTACATCATTTACTTCACATAATATAAATCCATCATTATAACTTTTTGCTACTTCCCATATGATATTAGGGAATAGCATAGGTTTGATTTCATTGTTTCTATACTTTGCTACTACTCTATGTGGGAACTCTGTAATATCAATGACAATAAAAGCAGAGTAGTCTCCTCCAACTCCTCTTGCTACGTCTACTGTCAGAACATAATCATGATCTGGTTGAGATACCTCATATACATCTAATCCAGCACTTCTAGTTCGTGGTTCATCATATACTAGTGCTCTTAACTTACTAGGAGAAATAAGAGTATCAACAGATCCTAAAAACTCACACTCAAACTCAACTTTAAACTGTGCCTCTGAAGTATTGGCAATGGTAGATTTCTTCCACTTCTCATCCCTGCCAGGCACTTCACTCCAATGAACATCAGTTGGAATATATTCATTCTTAGCTTTCTCAGCATCATGCCACAACCTATAGAAATGGTTCATACCATGAGGAGTAGAGACTATAATAACTTTAGTGCTCTTACCTGAGGTAATAGTAGGATAAACTGAACTGAAGAATGAGTCAGCAATATGGTTAGGAACAAACGCAAATTCATCCAAGAATAGGATGTTGAATGACATACCCCTAACAGCAGATGCTGATGTGGAAGCAGCAAGAATTTTAGAACCATTCTCTAGTTCTAGACTTCCCCTGTTCCATGCTATGATACCCTGTTGCATCCACTTAGGTAAATTCTCATAAGCAGTTTGCAACCTACCTAGCAGTTCTCTAGCAGTGGCTGCTTTGTTAGCTAGTATACCAACATTGACACTATCATTAAAAACAACATAGTGTAGCAGATATGCCACACAGGTGGTAGACTTACCTGTCTGTCTAGGCATCTTACAGATATTGAATCTGTTCTCATGGAAGTTTTTAATTAACTTCTTTTGGAAATGATAGGGTTTAAATGGTGTCAAACCCTCATCAAGACTTACAATCTTGACATACTTCTCTGCAAAATAAATTGGATCATTTCTACATGCATAAAACTCAAGTATTTGCTCTTGAGTAAACTCTTGAGAAACATTTGCTTTTTTTAGATTGGGATTGCCTAGATAAATGTTGTCTGCCATGATAACCTCCTACATCATTTCATATTTGCCAAACTTAAGATCATGATCTCTAGTCTTTATAGTCATATCTATAATTCTTTCTAACTGTTTAACTTTTTTCTCTAAATCTTTAGTACGCTGATCCTCCTGTTTGGAGGAGTGGTTCTCCTGGTTCATAGGTTGAAACTTGGTAATTCCAGAGTTTTGCGCCAGGATACACTTTTACCACTTGATCCTGAACTTCTCTGCGTGATGGTTTTTTGATTGAAGGGAAAAACATTTTTAACATGTAGTTTTTGCCTCTCCAAGACAAATAAACGTCAATGACATTTCCTATTCTAGACCTTAACTTAGTAGCCTCTCTAAAGGAAATCATTATATTTAAACATCATTTACTTTAATATTTATATTTCTTTATACTTGCAATGCTGTAAAGATAACTTTAAAGGTGGTGGAACTAGATGAAGCAGGGTATCCCAACAACCTTAATGCTCCACT